TGGCTTCCTTCAGACCCCACCGTTGGCCAGTGACGCCCTTGCCAGTCGGATTGTCTTCCCCTCAGTCGGGGTGACGCCATCTTCTTTCAGATGGCCGGGTTTGCCGGCTTCGCCGGGCAAACAAAAAAGGCGGCCATCTGGCCGCCTGGTTAGCTGCTCCGCCGCGTGGCTAGAGCTGGCATTGGGTATTCAGGGCGTGGGCTTGTGCCGATATCCGGCGCCCACTGCCCTGCCCGGTTTGTCGGTAACTTGCCGCGATGGCATTCACCGCATCTTGCGCGGGCGCAATCTCGTCAATCAGTTTCAGGCTGAGCGCTTCCTTGGCGGAGAACACCCGAGCCTCTGTCGCAATCACGGCCTCCACATCAAGGCCGCGATACTCCGCAACAGAACTGGTGAACATTTCATAGGCCGCATCCAACCGCTTGCCGATTTCCTGAGCGGCCTGATCGGTGATGGGTTCATGGGGAGAGGCATCGTTCTTGTGCCCACCCCGGTAGAAAGTATTGAACTTGATGCCGGCCGCTTCCTCTGCCCGGCTCACATCGTAGGTTTCGATGATCACGCCAATGGAACCCACCATGGCCGTGGGGCTGGCCACGATCTTTGAGCAGGCCGACGCCAGGAAGTACCCCGCAGAACACGCCGCAAAGTTGACCAAGGCGGTGATCGGCTTTTCGGCAGAGACCATGCGGATATAGTCAGCAGCCTCTTTGCAGCCCAAAGCCGAGCCGCCCCCGGTGTGGAAATCCAGCACAATCTCTGCGACCTGATCATTCCGGCGGGCCGCTTCAATCTGGCCACGCAACAATTCATAAGAAACCAGTTCTTCGCAGCTTTCGGTGATCTCACCCCGGCGCGGTACCAGAATGCCGTGCACCGGGATAACGGCCAGCTGGGTGGAAGTTTGCTCTGTCTGTGCCACTCGCTGCTCATCGTCAACCAACGCCATAGGCGCCAGGCGATCAACAGATTCAATGTCCTTACCGAGCAAACGCGGCTCCAGTACCGACTTAACAGCCGTCACCAGAGCGGGCGTGGCGAACAGCGGAACACCGAACACCATGGAAGCGACGTGCGGATAATTGATCATGCGCGACATAGGATGGCCTCAATCTCTTTCATTTGGTCAGGAGTGGCGTTCAGCGCTTTAGCAGAATTGCCCGGCTCAGCCATGTTCAACGGAGCGAGATAGCGATCACCGCCAGTGATCGGCGGCATGTTTTCAAGCCGGCGCACATCATTGGCAGAAAGCCAGCCCCAGTTCCGGCCGATCGCGTAGGCTTCATAGCGGGACTTCTGATCACCGCGAAGCAACCCGCTAACGTTGAATTCGATGTAAAGATCAGAGCGCTCAGATGGCAGCAGCAGATCCCGCATCATGGCGCCCTCATGGCGCTTGATCCACGGCAGCAGCGTGTAGATCACAAACTGCAGGCCCATGTGTTCAATGTTGTTGAACGTGGCCCGGTCCATCATCTGGATCATGTGCGGCGGCACTTTATACAGCTGGCACACAGTCACCGAGGAATGTTTGCGGCTTTCCAGCAGCTGGGCCTTTTCGTTGTCCATGGCCAGTTGCTTATAGGTCATGCCCTCCTGGAGCATGGCAACGCTGAACATGTTCCGAATACCGCTATGGCGTTCCGCGAACTTGCTCAGCAATCGATCCAGCTTTGCCTGGTCAGTAATCGGCGCAGCCTCACGCGGACGCTCAATCACACCAGACATGGTGGTACCACGGGAGAACACCGCTGAGGCGTGTTCCTCTGTCGCGATCGCCAGGCCAATGGCGTCTGCGTTGGTCTCAATGGGCGAAACACCAACGTAGCCATCAAGGGAAAAGCCCTTGATGTGATGCACCATGCGCGAAGGCAGAATCTCGTTCTGGTCAATCAAGTGGTAATAAGGCATACCATCGTTGCCCTTCAGCACTCGCACCTTGGCATTGCTGACGGGAATCAGCTCTCGCACGTAGCCCGCGCCATCCCGATCGATCAGGGCAATATGGTTACCATCCAGGCCCAGCGCGCCCTGGGCTTGCTCGTAATATTCAAAGGCCGTGTCTTTGCGGTTTGGCTGAGAATGGATCACGTCGTACAGCGGGTGATCGGTGGCCCGCTCCCGGTTGCCATCCCCAGTGCGGCGGTATAGCTCGCACGGCAGCTGGGCCACAGATTCCGCCAGCAGCGTTACACAGCCACGTAAGGCGGTAAGCGCCAGCGCCGTGTCCTTGTTAACCATGGCTCCGGAAGCACTGCGGGAAGACATGGAGCTAACCCAGTTGCTCCAATCGCTGCCGGTATTTCGACTGCCAGAAGCCGCGGACTGAAAGAAGCTAGAAAGGAACATCAGCCTTCACCCCTCGGTTTCTGCGACGCCTGGAACTCCCGCAGAGCCAAAGCACGGGCGCTCATGAACGACCACATCAGGCAGAGCAGCCCCCCAACGATGTAGCCTGCCGGCGGGAACACCAGCCAGGCACCAAAGGCCACCAGCAAAGCTCCTACCAGCCCGATCAGGAAAGTGATAATGGTCATCAGCATGTCACGTCCGAAGTGTCGTAAATGGATGGCTGCACCGGGTCGCCCTCAGAGCGAATAGCACGCCCCAAGGCCATGATCAGCGCCACAACCCCGTCGATCTTGTTTTCAGGAAATTCCTTTCGCGGATAGATGTTGTCTTTGGCGTCCAAGTGCGCCACCACGTTAGACATCATCCAGGTAAGCACCGGATCGCCGTTGTGCCGGATTCGCTGTTCCAGCGTGAGCGCCTCCAGCGTCTTCATCGGTTCACTCATGTTCTGAACGGTCTGCCGGTATTCGATCATCGGCAAACCTTCCTCCAGCATGCGGGTGGCAAGATACGTGGCCTGCCAGGGATCAAACCCCACGCTTTCGATATCCAGCAGGCTGGCCAGCTCCCGCAAGTCTTCCTCTATAAATGCGAAGTCGGTTGTTGCGCCTGGTGTCAGCGTTACCAATCCCTGCCGGGCCCAGCCTGCATAGTGCTGGTTGCGGCCATCCTCCGCCGCATCCTCCGGTATGTAGTACTTGCCAAAGGTTGTGAATCCGCCGTCGTCGTCTTCCACCACAACCATCAGGGCTGCGATGTCGATTTTGCTGGCCAGATCCAGGCCGATCCACGCCTTACGGCCAGCGCAACTTTCCAGTGTGAGCGCCGGATTGCCGCACCGCTCCCATGCCTGCAGATCCATCCAGGCGGTGTCTGCGTTCACCCAGACGTTCAGGTGCTTGGTCAGGAAGTTGTTCGTTGCGGCCGCCATGGTCATGGCTTTGCGGGCCTTGCGCTCTATGTCCTCCGGGTTTACCGACACACCCCAGTTGGGGTTGGCCTTCGCCCAGCTGGCGGGGTCTGTCCAGTCGTCGTCATCATCAATTGTGTAGATGATTCCGAAATAGCTCTCATCCTGAACAACGCCCTCCAGGATCTTGGTCACGTAGGCCCGCTGCTCATAGCAGATGCCTGCGCGGTTAAAGCCTGCCGTGGTAATCAACCAGAGCAAAGGCTGTTTACGTGCGCCGGTACCGGTCTCGATAACGTCGAAGATCTCCCGGGTTTTGTGAGCATGCAGCTCATCAATCAGGCCGCCGTGAACGTTCAGGCCGTCATGGTTACCGCCCTGGTCACGGCTCAGCGACCTGAAAACACTGTTGGTATGCTCCACGTAAACAGCGTGCGAGCTGGTCGCCACACCGAAACGGGCCTGAAGCCCCGGCGTGCGATCCACCATCTGCTTGGCGTCCTTCCAGGTAATCTGAGCCTGGTCACGAGTAGTGGCGGCACTGTAGACCTCAGCGCCCGGCTCACCGTCTGCCGTCAACAGGTAGAGGCCAACGCCTGAGGTTTCAGACGACTTGCCCTGCTTCCGGGGCATCTCGTTGTAACCGGTTTTAAATCGGCGATAGCCCTCCTGGTTGATCCAACCGAATACCGTGGTCAACCGGAAGATCTGCCACGGCTCAAGCGTCAGGCGCTTGCGCTCGCGGGCCCATTCACCCTTAACGTGCGGCAGCAGCTCGATAAACTGGCATACGCGGTTGGCCAGAGCAGGCTCGAACCAGTATGGAAACTCCGCCGTGCCTTCACGCTTCAGATCATTGAGCTGGCGCTGGCACGCAAGGCGCACCCACTTACAGGCCGGGATCTCACCGTCGAGAACCTGCCGTATGTACTCCATCGCAATGGCAACGTAGTCTCTGGCCATCAGATGCTCTCAAACCCGCCGAGATCCAGCTGGCCCTGCGAAGGCGCTTTCACCTTGCTGGCACCGGCCGGCGTAAGGCCAAACTCATTGGCGCTTTTCATCACCTGGTCCCAAAGCTTGTTGCGGATCTGGAAGTACACCGACTGCACCGCGTAGTTCTGCGGCGTGAAGTCCACCATGTCCTCCAGGCGCTTCAGCTTTTTGGTGATCTCCTCAAACTTGCCAACCGAATCGCAGTGCGCGGCAAACGCCGCCTGATCCAGCAGGGAGATCAGCCCGGCTTTTTCCAGTTGGGGCCCGACCTCAGACCAGTACTTCTTCGCCGAGCGCGGCAACCACTTCGGGCATTCCGGCAGGCCGATCGGCCGCTGCTCATTTGCACCGTGGCTGTCCCGGTCCTTGCGGAAGTTTCCTTCCAGAACCTTCAGCTGTGCTGGCTTTGGTCTACGTCCTGCAGTCATAAAAAA